AATGTGGTTATCACTATTACCGACTGTTTTAAAAACAGGCGCTTCAATATTTGCTAATAGGCAAAAAGCAAAAGTCTTAATGTCTGATGCTGAACTATTACACGCACAAAAGATGGCAAATGGCGAAGTTGAATATCAAGCGGCAGTCAGACAATCAAATGATAAAGGGTGGAAAGACGAGTTTGTTTTAATTCTCGTATCTGCACCTGTATTGTTATTAATATGGTCTGTGTTCTCAGATGATCCAAACATACAACAAAAGCTAGATGTATTCTTTGATAAGTTTTCTAATTTACCATTCTGGTATCAATCGTTATTTATAGGCGTAGTCGCAAGCATATACGGACTTAAGGGTGCAGACATATTTAAGAAAAAATGAAGAAGATAAAGGTGATATTGCACCAACCTCTAAACATCTTCACCTTAGTTAAATCTCTTTTAACAATTACAATTTTAGAAGAAGTTGTTGCACAATATGAACTTATTGATCTTTACCCTTCATTGGAAAGAACTCATACACTTGAAAAGCTAATCAAAGCCAATAAAGATAATGTTTATGCTAGTGATGTTAAATTGGATTGTTTTTATGAATGTACTGAATTAGAGGATCGAGAACTCTTGGCGAGAGATTTCTCTACCAAGAGCCACGACTTAACGATTAATTAAAGATCACCAAATTCTTCTTTAAACATTTTAATATAAGCTATCAAGCCCATATAACCTACCACCCCTAAGAGTGGTAGAATTACAAAGTATAATAAGTTTTCCATTATATATTGCCCTCTATTTCATTTGTAAATTCAAATAAAGCATCTTCTGCTTTCCAAATATACTCTTGATATTCTTGGGCATCAGATTTATCAAGCTCACCTTCAATGTCATTAAAAGCTCTCTTAACTAGATCAATCTCATTTGATGCTACTTTTATTTGTTGTAATAACTTTTCCATTATTTGCCCTCTCTTACTAATTCTAAACAATAACCTACCAAACAACCAGCTCTCATTTCAAGATCACTATATATATTAAACTTATCAATATTAGTATTAAGAAAATCTGCACAACCTTGATAATCTTTTTTGTTAAATAATTCTAAGGCTTTGTCTAAAGTTTTTTGGTCTTCGTATTTTGTATTATTCATTATTACCTCCAAGTAATGTTTGTTTGTTAATAATTATAGCTATATTTTGAATCTTGAAAATGAAAATCGTAAAAAAAATTAAACTTTTTTTTAATAATCGTGCAAATGTTTCTGTTCTGTTCTCATTTAATCCACGCTAGAATAGCGTTTAAACGCATTTTAAGGGGTGTTTTAGCCTATGCAGGTTCTATTTGGCAATATGGGAACATTTCTACTATCTCCCTTATTTTATGATTCTTAGACAATATATCAGCTATTTCCGATTTTGAGTAAGTTTCGCTTGTTACAGATTGATGAGCCTTTAATTTATCATTAAGCATATCATTGTATTCGATAAGATCATCTAGGGGTATGAGATAGACTTTAAAAGGTTGACCGCCTTTCGTCTTGTATTCTTTAGTATTAAACTTTTCAGCAAATCTTTTAGTAACTAATAACTCACCTTTCCAAATAGGATTGCCGCTTTTATTACGATACCTGCAACTTACTCTTAAATTATTATCTCTTAATCTATAAGTTGCTATACCTACATATCTTTCACCGCCATTCCATATAGGACGATCTAGTATTAATTTTTTAGAGACCATGTTTCAATTCTTCCCTTTTGGTTACATATTCTGCTAAGATTAATTCTTTTTTAATAATGTGTGCTTCTTTGCGACCCCAATTATTAGCGTACTCTTTATCTGCTATGTTAATTTTTTCATCTAATTTACCTAATCTTTCATCATTTTTTGCCAAATGTTCTGCAAGTTTATCTGATGAAGATTTTTTCCTATACTCAACAAACAAAGAACTTTTTAATCTTTCTCTTTGTCTTAACAATGATTCAACACCTGCTTTTGATAATCTTGCATTAATGCAAATATCTTCTGTCATTGATTTTATTTGATCTAATTCTGTTGTCATATAAATCCTTTCAACTTAGTGGTGAATGAGGGGGGAGTATTGGAGGTAATTCACTCACCACTAGTATCCAATATGTGTAACAATCAGTACGAAAATACACATATCAAATATTTTATCTATTTGATAGAAATACTGTTACTACTAATTTTTGTAGTGCGTCTAAATCTCTACCAAAGAATTTAAAAAACTCTTTATCTCGACAAGCCATATAAGCCATTTCCATATCAGTAGCTTTAGTTTCAAATGGATTATTAGATTTCACAACTTCAATCTTTTTTACATTAGATTGTTCAGGTTGTTTACTGAATTCTTCTTCAGCTAATCTTTCTAATGCTTCTTCTTCAGCGATCTCATCAATAGCGGCATTAAATTCATCTTCATCACTTTTAGGCTCAGAGATAACTTCTAAACTAGCTTGATCTATTGTTAGATATCCTTTTTGATTTTTGTACCAATCAAATTGAATTTTAACACCCTCTTTAACCCAACTAGGTTGCGGCTTTTTATTAAACCACCAAGTAGCATTAACATTTTCAGGATATTTAGGTTTGACAAACTCCTGTAATTCTTTTGTCATTTCATCAGGCTTTAAACTAAAACCAATTCCATTATCATTTGCGTCAAAGACTTTAGTAATTTCACAATTAATTGTCTGCATATTATTCTCCTTTCAAGAGATTTATTATTTGTTGTTGAAAATCCCCACTATCTTTATAGTAGAAATTATTAGTGTCTGGAGTAGGAAACATATCAAGCCAATCTTGTTTTGTATTGCACATACTATCTATACGCTCAATCCATTTCATATTTTTTTTGACTACCTCCCATTCCTCCGCTAATACTTTTTGTGGTATTTCAAAGAAATTATATCTTTTATTTGTCGCATATAAAAGGGCAAATCTTCTTTTTTTACCGCTAAGACCCCAATAAAACGCCTGTTGTCTGACATTATCTGTCTTAGGCTCACTTGGCATTTGTCCTGTCGTTTTCAAATCTACTGTAATTGAATCATAAGTAAAATCTGCATATCCAATTTGATAGAAATTAAAACCCTCAAGATGATCTTTAAATTCTTCTTGATATACTTGTGGTCTTTGTAGTTGTCTTTCTTCCAATGCTTTGATCATTAATTTCGCACAATCAAAAGACCATTGAATATTTTTATCATCTTGTATTTCATAATTGATACAAGATTTTTTAATATAATTCATTAGATTTTCATCTGTTGGTGTTCTGTGTAAACCAAATCTTGCTGAATCTTCAATGACATTACCACGCTTGAGTTTATCATTTGATCTTGATTTGATATTGAACATCTGTTCAGCAATGCTTTTGACAGGTGCATTAACCCAACCATTTATTTTACTAGGCGAATGGCGATAACCTATATCAGTAAGTATAGACATATTATTCCTCCAATTAATAATCCAAGTATGACTTTTTTACCATAAGAAGTAAAGTAACTATTCCTCTTTTTCATTATCTTCTCCTAATTCGCAAAATAAATCTTCACAATCTATACATAAATTTAGATAGTTTATTTCATCATAATCGCATTTTGCACCGCAATCTTTGCAGACTAATATTTTTTTACCTGACATTTAATTCCTCCGCTATATCCTCTAGTGTAAATAACATTTTATCTATTTCGTATTCGCACCAACTTGATTTAATAAAATTGTATTGAGTGTAAACCATAAACAATAAACAAAGTGCTATTGTTATATGTAATAATCTATCTACTATTGCCATAATACTGAGTACCCTCTATTTTCTAAACATTTATTAATCATAGTTGCTTTTTTATCTATAGCTTTTGGTGGTAGCCATAATAGCTTTGCTCTAGAAATATTATAAACTTTCTTTGTAGTTTCCCAAACTAAGTTTGTATTATCTTCAGCTATACTTAAACAAGTATAATAATCATCGTGATATCTATTCATATCGCCTTCTATATTCGCTGATGACTTTCCTCTGCTATCAACGACAGGCATTGTAGCACAAGCAGTTAAGCTAAACAGAATTAATATCATTATTATCTTTCGCATTTCTTTCCTCCTTTTTAGTACAAGTTACGCAATAAACCTGTTCAATCCCATATTGATTGTATTCCCAAGTAAACGCTTTATGTTGCTTGACTGCATTAAAAATTTTTTTGCACAAAGAGCACCTTAGTTGGTAATCTCTCATGTAAACCCCTTATAAATTTTGTTAATGCTTCAAAATACATTACATGTTTTCTAAATGTTTCTAGATCTCTTGATTGATCTATTTCTTTCATTGGGTCGTAAAACACTTTACTCATATTGATCCTCCTTTAAATTAATAAATATTTCGTTATCCCATTTAGTCCTTGCTTCATCTTCATCTAATATTTGTTCACCCCACGCTTTTCTTTCATCATTAGTCCATCTGTGCCATCTTGCAAAATTCCATTCTTCACTTTCAGTAGTTCGATATTTCCATTTCTTATCTTGCTGTATAGACATAAAAACCTCCTAGAGGTGGCTTACGCCACCTCTTTTAATTGTTCTTGTTTAGGTTGTAGATCAACTAAATATTTGTATGCCTTTTGTGCTTGTGCAGAAGCCTTAAAGATAACTTTAGGATTATCTTTTAATGACTCAATCCAAACATTCAAATACTTAGCATGATTTTTCATTGGCTTTTTTGTTACACCCAACATTCCACAAAGTATTGCTGATCCTAATTCTGCAATTAATTCTTCAGTTGCATAATCATAATCTCTTGCAAGTCTTGTTTTGTTTCCTGTCCAATGTGTAAGTTCATGAAGTAAAGTTGCATAATATGCAGTTTCTTTTGTTTCATCTTCTAAGTCTTTCCAAGTATTCAATGGTGACATATTGATAAAATCTTGACTAGGAACATAAAAACATTTACCTTCAACTTCATGTCTAATATCTGCTTTTGTGTTAGCAACAAATAAATCAACATTTTTATTTCTTTCTACTTCTGGTAAGTATGGTAGATCTTCTTGAACTTCTTCTTTATAAAGAGTAGTTTGTTGAAGATTAAAAACTGTGTACCATTTCATATATCCATAAGTCTCTTCTGTTTCTTTATTTTCTGCAAAGTCAACATAACGAACTTTAACACCTTTAGAGCCTTTTATAATTTTACCTTTTAATTTATTACATTGTCTTAATGTTAACCAAACATTAGATTTGTATTGAGACTGCATAAGACAAAGAATTATTAAATTCATTCCTGAATAATGCGTACCTCTAATGTTTTGAGGATACAAACCATTTTGATTTGCAATTCTGTTAAAAGGCTTAAACCAATTATCACCCTCAGTTTCCATAAGTTTGATAACCGAATTTGCTATTTCGTTAATTAGTTCTTGATTTTTTGTATTCATAATTACCTCCAAGTAATTTGTTAATTAACTAATTAAACACTATTTGTATAATATTGAAAACATTTTTCTTGACTTATTTTTTGTCTGTTTTAGTATGGTTACGAGGGCATAGTCTCTAATCCTCCAAGTTTAGTCCTTTCTACTATGCCCTTTTTTTATATGTTGCGATCTGTAAAACATTTAAACTTTGTACGATCTTTGCCTTGTTTCATAAGCGATCAAACACCTAGTCAAGCATGTCATATAAGAATTTTAACAGATGGTGGAACAGGATTAAAGCCTAGCGATTATTTTGTATTACCATTTACTTATCACTATCATAAAATGCAATCCGATATTGGTGAGTTACGATTTTATAAAAAATTTAATATTAACCCTTTTTATGTTGCGAAAAATATAATAAACCTTTCTAATTGTAAAAAAGTAAACAATAATGAAGTAAAACAAATCTTAGAGGAAAGGGCAAAGATTTATGAAGGGTTACATAAAAATAAATAGGGGATTGTTATTACACCCCGCACTTCAGAAAAAAAACAAATCATTATGCGAAATAGGTGCATTTGTTTGGTTGCTATTGGAAGCAAGTTTCTTACCAAGAAAATATAGAATACAAAACGCAGAGATTAATTTAAAGCGTGGTCAATTATGTTGTTCTGTTAGTTATATGGCTCAAGCTTGGAATTGGGATAAATCTAAAGTACAAAGATATTTAGCAAGATTGAAACAGTTTGACACCATTACAAGCGATACACCAAACGATACATCAGCCGATATACCAAATATCATTACAATCTGCCATTATGATGAATATCAAGATATGCCAAACGATACATCAAGCAATAACAAACAAAATAAACTACAAAAGAATGATAAAATATATAATGATGAATTTAATGCTTTATGGGGTAGATTAAGAGCTAAAAAGGGATCGAAGAAGAAAGCACAAGATAAATATTTAAAGATAAGATCGACAGTTAAAGTTGATGATCTTGTTGAAAAATATAACAAACTTTGTGATGAAACTAAAGACTTCACATACATTCCGCATTTTATTACTTGGTTAAATGGTGAAAGATATCTTGATGAGGATAAAATTGAGAAACCTAAACAAATAAGTATAGATCAACATTTTAGAGAAATGCACAGAAATGTAGTGCCAAAGGGATTTTGTTTTGTTGGAAACTCTTGGAATGAAGTAGAATATACTGATGGAAAAGAAAGATTAACATTTAATATAAGATCAGGGGATAAAATTTAATCGACTGCAAAGAACAAATCGAGTACACTTTATGAATGGAAATCTTAAAGAAAGAAGATCGTAGGAAAATAAAGCCTAAGTTTATTGGTACTAAAGAGCAAAAAGCCAAAGGACAAGGGCGTGTGGTAATGATTAATGTTGCTGAGAGTTCTTTAGATATTCTTAGGTCTAAAAAAGTTCTCAATAATGTTCAATACTATACCGCTTTAAAATTACGCAGAATATGGGAAAAAAGCCGCATAGGAAGTTACACTTCAAACTTTAATAAAGTTGGTGATATAAATGGTTGGAACGATATGGCGGTAGATCGTATAGACGCTATTTATAAATTATCTAGGTTACATACTTGGGTTGGTGATTACGCTTTTCAATTACTGTATAAAATTTGTGTTGAAGATCATACAATTAAAGAAGCTAGTGCAATGTATCAGGTAGATCGAGTATACCTTGGAAAACGATTAAGGGAAGCAATCGAAGAACTAAAAAAATTTTTTGATCAAAGTTACGATTAATACTTGACTTTATAAAACAGTTAATGGTATAAGTTTGTATAATACCATTCGTGTATTCAAACCACTCACAGAAAAGGATATATTATGCCAAAAGGTAAAGGAACATATGGGTCTAAAGTAGGCAGACCACCAATGAAAAAGAAAAAAAAGAAAAAAAATAAGTAATGGCTAAAAGGCGAAAAGTACCTAAAGACAAAAAAAGTGGAGTACCCAAAAAATATTTATCAGGATTAAAAGGTAAAAAACGCACTAAAAGAGCCAATTTAATTAAACAAGTTTCAAGTCTATATAAGGCAGGAAAGCGTATTCCAATGAGATTGTTAAGAGCAAGAACTAAAGCGTAATGGCTGTAAAAAGAAAACCTTTATCAGCTACTGTAAAAGCTACTTTGCAAAGAAAAGCCAAAGCATCAAAAAGATACACCTACGGTACACTTGCAAAAGTATATCGTAGAGGACAAGGTGCTTTTTTGAGTGCAGGTTCAAGACGAGTACCAATGGCAGCTTGGAGTATGGGGAGAGTTAATTCATTCCTTAGAGGCTCAAGAAAACACGATTTAGATTTACGGAAGAAAAAAAGAAAATGACAAAAAGGGTTCAGTTGCCTGAATTTGTTAGATTATCACATTATAGAATTAGTTTAATCCCCATAAATAGTCAAATATCAGAAGAATGTGCTGAACAGCAGGGGTCATTCCATTCAAGATCAATGAGAATATATTTAGATGAAGATATTATTGAAAATGGCGGTAGCATCGCAGTGGACTTAGTTAAACATGAGCTAATGCATGCGATATTTTACGTCAGACAATTAGATGGTGCAAACGAAGAAAATATTGTAAATGGTATGGCAACACACTATACTGAGATTGAAAAAAACAACCCAGATTATTTGCGATGGAAATTACAGAACTTAAATTAGAAGATATTAAACCTTACGAAAACAACCCTAGAAAAAAAAACGATTTACAGAAAGTCGTTAAAAGTATTCAAGATTTTGGTTTTCAACAACCAATTGTAGTAGATGAAAAGAATACAATCATTGTTGGACACAGCAGGTACGAAGCCGCTAAACAATTAAATTTAGCAACAGCACCTTGTATTGTTGCAAAAATGTCACACAAACAAGCCAAAGCCTATCGAATTGTAGATAATAAAACTAATCAAGATTCAGAATGGGATATGGATTTATTAAATACAGAGTTTAATTCTCTAATGGATTTAGATTATGATATTACTGATCTTGGTTTTGACATAAAAGAAGCTGAAAAACTAACGATTTTTGAGCCTACATTTGAAAAACCTAACGACATTATAGGTGAAACAGAAATTGATACTGAAAATTTAAGTACCTCGAATGTCAAAATGGTTCAATTATTTTTGAACACAGATAATGAGCCTGAGTTTAAAAAAATGATAAATGAACTCAGGAAAGTTTATAACACAGATAATTTAACTGATACTGTTTTTGAAGTAGTCAGAACTCAATACAAAAACTTATGAAAGAACTGATTGCAAAAGAATATTTATCAAATGAAGAAATAAAAAATTTAGAAGGTACTTTTTTAGATGATTCACATTATGATACTATTATTAGAGAAGATACGATTGTTAGGAAAGAAAACGGAGACCCATTAATAGTATTTAAAAAAAACTGTATTCCTAGCAACCTCGCTGAACAGGCATATTATTCATTAAGAAAATCAATATCAGAAACAAACAATAGAGCATTAGCCGCAGGACCACTAAATGCTAAAGTTGGCGATGTAATTGATGGAAATGTTGTAGGCAAATTATTAGCAGGTAATAAATATGCACCTGTACGCAAAGATGGAACAATTTCAAACTCAGTTATGGGTAAAAAAGTTACTTCAAGCATTATAGGTTATGCTGATAGATATGCTAGAATACCATATTGTAGAACTACTGCATTTACTGAAAAACATTTAGAAGATTATAAAAAAGCGTTACCATATATACAAAGCATATCAGATTTATTTAAAGAAAATCTACCTGAAAGATGGCAAAATCAAAAGGATATGTGGGAACAAACAAGTGATGACTTTAAAATATCTAATACAGTTTTCACAACTGTCACTGTAAACAAAAACTTTAGAACAGCCGCACATTACGATAAAGGCGATCTTGCCGAGGGTTTTGGTAATTTAGCAGTCTTAAAAACAGGGGAATATGAGGGTGGATATACCATTATTCCTAAATATAGAATTGGTGTTGATGTTAGAAATTGTGATCTAGCATTGTTTGATGTTCACGAACTTCATGGAAACACAGAAACAGTATCAAAGAAACCTTACGAGAGAATATCCATAATTTGTTATTACAGAAAAAAAATGATAGATTGTGGTACCGCACAACAAGAACTCGAAAGGATCAAAAATGTTAGATAGTTTTTATTATCGTAAAGACACAACAGACGAAATTGTATTGAAAGAGATATTAGAAAAACAGGCGTACAGAAAAAAGAAGATAGATTTTAAAATTGAACCAGATGATGTATGGCTTGATGGAGGCTCACACATAGGGATTTTTTCTCTATATGCCGCAGAAAACAAAGCTAAAAAAGTTTATTGTTTTGAGCCAGAAACAGATAATTATCAAATATTATCAGATAACGCTAAGAAAATTCAAGAAGCATATAACATAGAGATTGTATGCATAAACAAAGCTATTAATCAAAATGGTGGTGAAGCTGAATTTACGATTGCTCCTAACACTTGGAGACATTCGTTGCTAACACACTATAAGAAGAAACTACCGACTAAAACAATTCAATGTATTGGGATTGACGAAGTTCTATCTAGTTATCCTGATATAAACTGCATTAAACTAGATATAGAGGGATCAGAACTAGAAATATTAAAACTAGACCATAATTTTAGTAATATTAATAAATTAGTTTTTGAATACTCATTCACAAAAGACAGAAATATGGCTAATTTCTTTGCTTGTGTAGATAAACTTTCTAAATATTTTGATGTAGATGTGCAAAAGAGTTTTCATAATCAATCACATCAGGGCGTTAAAGGTTACTGGGGAGGCTTTGTAGATAACATAATATTCTGTAAGAAAAAATAACAACACTCATAAGAGGAACTGATACAAACAGTTTAAAAAAGAGGAAGAGATGGCTAGACCAAAAAAATACAAAATTGACACAAAAGAAGTGCAAACTTTAGCGAGATTTGGCTGTACTAACAAGGAAATTAGCGAATTCTTTGGTTGTAGTGCTGACTTAATTGAAAAGAGTTATTCGGAATTTCTGACAAAAGGGAGAGCCGAGAGTAAATTAAGATTAAGACAGATGCAATGGAAGTCAGCTGAAGGCGGTAATGTTACTATGCAAATCTTTTTAGGAAAGAATATGTTAGGACAATCTGATAATCCAAATGAAAATGTTTATAGTCAACCACTACCATTCATAGACTAATGAGTATAATTTATGTAATAATGGTAATAGCAACTATGCAATCAAGTGATCCTATAAATTCTAATTATCAACGAGTTAAATTTAATTCTAAAGTTGAATGTGAGATATATCTTAAAAATAACAGAATGTATCTTACACACGAATTGATTCACGCACTTGAAAATTTAGAAAACGACAAGTTGCTTGATATGCAATTTGGTTGTGTGAAAGACAAAGGTACTGAAATATAATGGCAAAATATCAAGGGCGTACTGTTAAACTTAACAAACCAATGCGAGGTGATGTTAAAAAATTTAAGGTATTTGTTAAAGATCGTAAGACAGGTAATGTAAAGAAGGTTAACTTTGGCTCTAAAGAAATGAGTATCAAGAAGAATAATCCTGCAAGAAAAAGATCGTTTGACGCTAGAATGGGTGGTGTGTTAAAAAGAGTTAAAGGGCAGAAAACACTTAGCCCTGCATATTGGAGTTTACAGGCTTGGAAAAAAGGCTTTAAAGTATGAACGATAATCAAAAGATTATGCAGTGGCTAAATCAAACTGTTAATACTTTGAAACCAACAGAAGAAAAAGAATTTATATTTAGCAGTGATTATGCAGGTCGTAAAGTAAACATAAGAATTAAAATTGATGCCATTAACACAACCGCAGAAACAAGTAGTCGAATCGAAAGCTAGATTTAAAGTATTAATAACAGGGCGAAGATTTGGCAAAACACATTTAGCAATAAGACAGCTAATTAAATATGCAAGTGAACCAGAAAAAAAGGTTTGGTTTGTATGTCCTAGTTATAGACAAGCGAAGCAGGTATGTTGGTTAGCTTTAAAAGAACGCTTAGCAGAATTGAATTGGATAAAAAAAACAAATGAAAGTGATCTTTCTATTTCATTAATCAATGGATCAGTAATTGCTTTAAGAGGTGCGGATAGGTCTTATGATTCACTTAGAGGAGTTGGATTAGACTTCTTAGTGATGGACGAATTTGCTGACATATCAAGTGAGGCTTGGTATGAAGTATTACGAGCAACATTATCAGATCGTAAAGGCGGTGCAATGTTCACAGGTACACCGAGAGGATATGGTAATTGGGCTTATGATTTATATTGTAAAGGCGGAGTAGATAAAGATTGGCAAAGTTTTCAGTTTACTACACTTGATGGTGGACAAGTTGACGATGATGAGATTGAACAAGCTAAGTCTGACCTAGACGAGAGAACATTTAGACAAGAATATTTAGCAACATTTGAAACTTATGCAGGTGCTATTTATTATAACTTTGAACGAGAGTTAAATGTTACGAGATTAAAAGATAATAACACAACCTTGCATATAGGAATGGATTTTAACATTGATCCAATGAGTGCGGCAGTATTTCAACTAGAAAATAATAAGATAAATTTTATTGATGAAATAGTAATCTATTCATCAAACACAGAGGAATTAGTTAAGGAAATAAAAAATAGATACCCTGAACGATCTATTATTGTTTATCCTGACCCAGCTTGTCGACAAAGAAAAACTTCAGCAGGTGGTAAAACTGATTTAACGATATTACAAAATTCAGGAATGACAGTAAGAGTGAAGAATACTCACCCTCAAATAAGGGATAGGATTAACGCTGTCAATTCAAGACTAAAGAATACAAACGATCAAAGAATGATGTTTATAGACCCCAAATGTAAAAACATTATTAGAGGATTGGAAAGACACCTTTATAAAGAGGGAACTACGCAACCTGACAAGGATAGCGGATTTGATCACATGAATGACGCCATAGGCTATGCGGTGGATTATTTGTTCCCTATAAGAAAAAATTATAACAAAGAATTACCTACAAGATGGAGCGTTAAATAATGTACATAATGAATCAAAATATGGATTCCTTAATTCGAGACAAAGAGTTTATGGAAAACCGACACGATAACTATGATCTAATGATACCTAGATGGAATTTTTATTTAAGATCATACTTAGGTGGAGATGAATATAGGTCTGGTGGATTTTTACACGAGTATGCATTAGAATTAGATTTAGAATATCAAAATAGGATTAATTACACACCAATAGATAACCATTGTAGAAATATCATAAGTATTTATTCAAGTTTTCTATTCAGAGTACCACCAACAAGAGATTACGGAACATTGAACAATGATCCTAGTTTAGAATCATTCTTAAGTGATGCCGATCTTGATGGACAAAACTTTAATGCATTTATGAAAAATGCACAAACTTACGCAGGTGTTTATGGCAATGTATGGTTGTTTGTAGACAAACCAGAAAGCAACGCACAGACTAGAGCAGAAGAACTTAATCAAGATATAAGACCTTACTTAACAATGGTAACGCCAGATAATGTTATGGATTGGCACTATGTAAGAGCCGCTAGTGGTCGTTATGTGTTAGATTATATTAAAGTTAGAGAAGAAATTACATCTGATGGATCGTATTTTAGAATATGGACACCTAACGAAATTTCTTATGTATTCGTACCAGAAAGAGGCAAGATTAAAGTAATTGAAGTTAAACCTAACCAATTAGGAACTATACCAGCTATTTGCCTGTATAATAAAAGATCACCACGACAAGGTGTTGGCATAAGTGATTTAACAGATGTGGCATTATTGCAACAGTCTATATATAACGAGTTATCTGAAATGGAACAACTTATTAGATTATCTAACCACCCTAGCTTAGTCAAAACACAAGGAGTTGAAGCTAGTGCAGGTGCAGGAGCAATTGTCAATATGCCAGATGAC